GATTGTGAGATAGATGTTATCAATAGAATATTTGATCTGTTCCTGAAAGAATTTGGAACCTGTAGGGATTTTTATATATGGTCAACTTCTATATTTCACCCGGACATATTAGGAATACTAAATGAATCATATAGAAACAATTTAATACATATGCCAATGGCTGAAATATGGAGTCTAAAAAAATTACCACAATATCACCCAACTAAATGTGAAAGAGATAAAAAATTTATTAAATTAGCTAGGCGATACACATTAGATAGATTAATGTCACATGTCACTTTTACAAAAGAAGATTTGAATAAGTACGGGTTTATCTCAATTCCTGCCGAAAGCACTTCAACAAGTTTACCATTGATTGAATATATAAAAAATACATATAAAAATGAAGAATGGATTAAGATTATTGATGAAATAGATTTGCAATCGGCTGTTCTTGACCAATCAGCACTGACGGACAGAAACCGTAGTACGTACACCGGATCATGGATGGGATTTGGCAATAAGGAAAATTTAGCGGAATATTATGACAGGTCATATTTTAGCATCGTATCAGAAAGTAGATTTGACGAAGCAACTGACATGAAAACAGGATTTTTTTATACAGAAAAGATTATTAGAGCGATGTTATATGAACATCCTTTTATAATACAATCGGTGCCATATGCATTGGAACATCTTAAGATAGCTGGGTATAAAACATTTGATAAATTTTGGGATGAAGATTATGATACTATAACTAATCATACAAACCGAGTATTTCGTATAACAGAAATTGTTAAGGATATATGTTTAACCAAAGATTTAGAGAATATGTATAATGAGTGGACTGAGATTGTAACACATAATAAAAATCATGTGTATGCTAGAGTAGAAGAATTTAAAAATTATTTAAAAGGATTAAAAAATGAAAAAAGTATTAGTAACAGGACTTAGTGGATTTATAGGTGGATACTTACAAAAAAGATTACAACACAAATATGAAATACATGATTTGGGTTGTGATTTATTAGAGTTGGCAAAAGTAGACCAGCGTCTTCAAGAAGTTAATCCAGATATGATTATACATTTGGCAGCAAGAACAGAAGTTGAAAAGAGTTTTTATGAACAAATCACTTTTAGCGAGATTAATTATGTAGGTACAGTTAATCTTATTGAATGTGCAAGAAAACTTAAGAATCTAGAATTGTTTTTGTTTAGTTCCACTATGGAAACGTATGGATGGCAACCGGAAAGTGATTTAATTGAACATGGTAAAGATTTTGTATTACCGGCGTTTACTGAAGAAACTAAACAACATCCCAATGCCCCGTATGCTGTTGCTAAACTTGCGTGTGAGCATTATTTAGAATATGCTGGTAGAGCATTCAATTTTCCTTTCTGTGCATTAAGACAGACTAACACATACGGCAGAAATGATAATGATTTCTTTGTAGTAGAACAAATTATTACACAAATGTTAAGTAATCCAAACGAAATTAATTTAGGTTATGGAAAGCCATATAGAAACTTTTTATGGATTGATGACTTGCTAGATTTATATGAAGTAGTATTGGCTAATCCAGATAAAGCACGTAAAGAATTCTTTTGTTGTGGACCCGACAATGCAGTTACAATTGAAGAATTAGTTAATATGATTGCAAGTAAGTTGAATTGGAAAGGCACGGTTAATTGGAACACTAAACCAAAACGTGACGGTGAGATATATGTATTAAACTCTACTCATGCAAAAGCAGAACGTTTATTGGGTTGGAGTCCAAAAGTTAATTTAAATGACGGATTAGATATGGCTATTGATTTGTGGAAACATAAAAGAATTATTTAATAATACAATACACTATTAAATAATCAAATGATAAGAGATGTATTTTATTATGGACAAAAGCCCAACGTCCATCCAAGAGAGCAATATGCAACGTCACTCTCACATGCCAGACAGTTAGCAACAACAGAACATTTTTGGATAATCAATGAATATTGTGATTACTCTAAATTTGATTGGGAATGGGATTTTGACTTTTTGCCGGATGATGAAGTTTGGACTAGTGAATATAATAACGTTTGGCCAAGTACCCGCCATAAAGATAGTGGCACGTGGTTATGCCCCAAACAACATGTTGAAATTATTATATATCGTGCAGATGTTGAACCGATACCTAGAAAAAATATAAAGAATGATAATTGGGTAGTATTAGAAAAAATAGATGAATTAAAATTTGATTTTAGTTGGGAACCCGATCCATATGACCTACCCTATATATATAAATGGGGTTGCAAATTCTATCCAGTAGAAGTTAAACATTACATAGAATATCATGTTGAAGGTGCAACTAATATAAAATACATGACTGAGGTAGTAGAATTATTGCCTGAATGGGATAAGTGGGTAGAAATACAATCAGTAGATAAATTAAATTTTGACTTTAGTTGGAGACCTGATCCAAGAGAACCTGCATTCATTTATACTTGGGGTAACAAATATATAAGTGCTGAAATAGAGCCAACACTTGAATATCATGTTGAAGATGCAACAGAGCGCAAGTACATGAGCAATGATGTTACGGTAGTACCTGAATGGGATAAGTGGAAGATATGGAAATCTATAGACAAATCTACGTTTGACTTTAGTTGGAGACCTGATCCAAACGAACCTGCCTATATTTATGTATTCGGAAATACTCAATATCCAGGTGAAATTATGCCGACTGTTGAGTATTACGTTACCGGAGCAACTGAACGGAAATACATTAATGCTACATCAATGAAGGCAAAGTTATTGCCTAATAGTTCTAGATTTGAACATTTAGAAAATAGTCATGGCATAGATTATTCATGGCAACCTGATCCATGGAGCCCTCCTTATATCTATGCTTGGGGTAATCAATGGAATAAACCTGAAGATAAAATATCTATTCAATATGTAGTTAAGGGTGCAACAGAATACAAATACATGGAAGAACGTGCTACCCGTAAACCGTGTATGGATAACTGGGAAATACCCCCTTATGTTATAAAAAACAGTTTTGACTTTAGTTGGGAACCTGATCTATCTAAATATGATCCGCCCTACATATATCAATTTGGCACCATACATCAAAAGACAGGTGGTCCTAGATATGTAGTACCCGGCGCAACAGAAGTAAAATACATTGATGATGTCAAAGCACACGTAGTAGCATGGAGATTTACTAATTGGTTGATCCCACGTAATGTGGATCAAAAATCATTTGATTGGAGTTGGCATCCAGATGATACTGAGCCTGCCTATATCTATCAATTTCCTAGCACATGGAGTAAAACAGGCGGCCCTAAGTTCACAGTAGAAGGTGCAACTGAAACAAAATATTTAGATTATCCTATAGCAAAAGTTAAACAAGATATGACACATTGGTCTATTCCGGCTGGATTAGATACTAGTGAGTTTGACTTTAGTTGGCATCCGAATATAGATGACGAACCGATGGTTTATCAATTTGGTACGCAATGGCAAAAAACAGATGGTCCTATATTTACTGCGCCATTATGTAATGAAAATACCCTTGTAAAGTACATGGACTTATTCAAAGCAAAACGATTGCCCGACAAAGTAAATTGGGATATACCTGACAATATAGAAGAATTTGATTATAGCTGGCATCCAGATAGTACTGAACCTGCTTATATCTATCAGTTTCCCAGTACATGGGATAAGATAGGTGGTCCAAGATATATTGCAACAGGGGCAACTGATATAAAGTATATAGATTATCCTATAGCAAAAATTAAACAAAATTTTACTCACTGGGTTATACCTGCAGGCTTTGATAAAACCATATTTGATTTTAGTTGGCATCCAGATCCACATAGTCCTCCTTATATCTATCAATTTGGTACAGTATTAGAAGATATTCATTTACAAGATGGTCCTAAATATATTACCCCAGGTAATGCCGGAGAGATAGTATTTTTGGAAAATATACTTATATCTGAAGATAGTGTCATTCAATACCCTCAATATTATATTGAAACTACATTAGATAGATTAATAGAACAACATAGTAATGAAATCTTTTGGGCATTACGTAAAAATATTGATTACACTACGTTTGACTTCAGTTGGAAACCAACGAAAGAACAAGCATTCAATATTAATACATTTGGTAGCCCTGACAGTGAAACGACACAAACTTATTTAGTTAATGGTAAGATGTGGCAACAAGGATATAAAGATATCAGTTTTATTGAAAACACAAAATTAAATGAAGAATATCTATCTAAACTGTTTAAACCAGTTGATGCTTTCTTTGTGGATAAAGGTAATAAAGAATCAGCAATACGTTTTGAACAATTGAAACTTAAGTTCCCTAATATCACTAAAACACGTTATCTAAATAGTTGGGTTGATACTATCAATCGTTGTATCAACAAATCTACAACAGAACTATGCTGGATATTGAACAGCGAATTAGACTACACAAACTTTGAATTTAACTATTACCCTAACCCATGGCAGATGACGATGGTGCATGTGTTTGGAACTCAATGGAGTCATTGGGGTAGTACGTTTATGGTTAATAAAGAGACATTTGTTGAAGATACAAAATATGTAAAAATCATTGAACACTTAAGTAATTTAAACTTTGTAAAAACAAAACGTGCTGTTGCTAGTAATTGTTTGTATGACGTTTACTTGATTGATTACGGCAATGATAGTACTGTTGAATTATTAATTAAAAGCAAATGTGAAAATGTTCACACAATCACATATAAAAATAACTATCTAACTACTTTAAATAGTTTATTAAATGAGTTGGATACAAAAAAGGATCACTATATTTGGGTTTGTAGTTCAATATGTGATTACACAAATTTTGACTTTACTTATATATGTGACCCGTTTTCATTAGAACAATTACATGTATTCCCTAGTGATAAGCAAAAGTTTGGAGATACCTTCTTTGTCAATGTAAACAAATTGCGTAATTTAGTAGACGGTATATATAGGTTAGAAAATATAGAGAAAATTAATTTTAACCAACATCAGCGAGTAAAACGATTACCTGCTCCTAGTTTTGTAACAGAAGATACTCATTTAAACTTTAAAAAACATACATATAATTTCCCGTATGCTATTTTTACTACAAGTGATAATGTAATTGCTTCAGAAGTTAATGATGAACCCATCAGTATGTGGTCTAAAGAATCAAAGAATATATTGATTACGAATGCCGGCGGTACACGGGTCATTATACCTAAAGAAGCTAACGATTATGTTGAGAAAGAATTATATGATTATCCATACATTGCTAAAGCAACAAAGATCGGTCAGTCAAAACCACTAGATATAGTCTTCCTAAGCAACGGAGAAATCGGAGCTGACGAGAACTATGAACACTTATTAAAAGTAACCGATAAACTACCTAATCGTGTTGTTAGAGTTGATGGGATAAACGGCCGTGTTGCTTCCTATCATGCAGCCGCAAAAGCAAGTAGTACTCCTTGGATGTTTACTGTATTTGCTAAATTAGAAGTTAACAATAAATTTGATTGGACATGGCAACCGGATAGATTACAAGTACCTAAACATTATATTTTTCATGCTACAAACCCTGTTAATGGATTAGTATATGGTCACCAAGCTATGATTGCCTACAACAAAGAGATTACATTGGGTAATATGGGTAAAGGATTAGACTTTACATTAGATAATGAACATGAAGTGGTAGATATAGATTCGGGTGTAGCAAACTATAATACAGATGAATTTAGCACATGGCGTACTAGTTTCCGTGAAGCTATAAAGTTACGATTAGAAGATAGCACAATAAGCAAACATAGATTAAAGATATGGTCAACTGTGGGTGAAGGCAATTTTGCCCAATATAGTATCAATGGTGCATTAGATGCTGTAGAATACTATGAACAAGTCAATGGTGAGTTAGACAAATTACGACTAAGTTATGATTGGCCTTGGTTAAAAGAGTATTTTAATACTAAATACAATTGAAGTTATTGCTGTATGAAGCAAAGAGAAAAGTGTTCTGGACGGGGGTGCGAATCCCCCCAGGTCCACCATAAAGGAATATAATGGAAAATTTTAGCAAGTGGATAGTACTAATTGTTATTATGCTTTTTATTTTTAATGAAATGACAAGTTAGTTTCTTTATGATGGGCCTGACCTAGATTCGACAGGGCAACAAGTAAATTAGTGGACAGCTCGGCAAAGCAGAAGCCGTTAGGATTGGGGTAACTCGGTCGTAGAAGCAAAAAAAGTAACCGCAAACGACTCACAGTTCGCATTAGCAGCCTGAACGCCGCTTAGGGGAGTTATCCCTCGTAACAGAAAATAGCAGAAAGGCTCTTCGGAGCCTTTCCTTTTTGCATAAATAGTATATGCGTATTAATGAAGTTATAACAGAAGCGGCTATGGGTACTATAATTACTAATGATTTAGAAATCATAGTAGACCAACATGCAATAGATCGTGCCAAAGAGCGTGGGGTATCTCCCCACGCTGTAGATTATATTATAAAAAAACAATTACCTAAAGTATTACGCAAACTTCAAAAAATCCCATCTGGACAAAGGTTTTGGGTTTACGATTGGTCAAGCGAAACTGCCTTAGGACTGAGAAGAATAAGTGACAGTACTCTAAAATTTCAGTTAAAAACAGTTTGGCCTGGCGTGCCATCATTAACTCCAAACTCTGACATACTCATCAAAATTTAATAAAGCTTGATATTTCTCAACTAAAATCTAACTAAATATTAATTCTAGAGGACAATAATAAAAATGAAAAAGATTCTCGCTATATGTGCCATCATGGGCATGGCAATCACTATTCAAGCTCAAACCACCACAACTTCAAGTTCAGCCGGTGGCACAACTACAGGTACAAGTACCCTAATTAACCAAGGAACTTATGATTCTAAAAGTTTGGTAGACACTAATAGTACAAGTAATAGCACTAGCACAGTTACTTCTAACAGTAATACTAATAGTAATAGTAATAGCAATAGTACTAGTGCAGTTAATAGCACTAGCAATAATACTAATAACAATAATAGCACTAGTGTAAACACCAATAACAATGTGCAAAGTGGCACTGTTACAAATAACAATAATAATGTCAATTCGGGAACAATGACATATAATAACAATAATGTTAATTCCGGAACAATGACATATAACAATAACAATGCTAGCACAAGCACTAGTGTAAACACTAATAACAATAATAATGTCAATACTGGTACAATGACATATAACAATAACAATGCTAGTACAAGTACAAGTACAAATACAAATACTAACTTTAATGTTAATTCCGGTACAATGACGTATAACAATAATAATGTTAATACTAGTACTAGTGTCAATACTAACGTAAACAAGAATGAAAATACTGGTACAATGACATATAACAACAATAATGTTAATACTAGTACTGCCGTCAACAACAATAATAATGTTAATAGTAGTACTGCTACAAACAACAATGTCAATACCGGTGATATGACTAACCGTAATATCAATACTTCAACTAGTGCTAGTACTGCTGTTAATAACAATATTAATCAAAACACTAATGTAAGTACAAATATTCAAGCCGGTGAGGTAACTAATACTAATATTAATAAAACTGAAGTAACTCAAAGAGTTATTCAACCTCCACCAACTGCTGTTGCACCCTCTATGTTAAGTGGTGGCAATGCTGACTTATGTAGCACCGGTAGTTCTGGTAGTGTACAGACACAAGTATTTGGCGTAAGTTCAGGTGGCACAGTACGTGACATGAATTGTGAAAGATTAAAGTTGTCTAAAACTCTATACGACATGGGTATGAAGGTAGCCGCAGTTGCTGTGATGTGTCAAGACCGTCGTGTGTTTGAAGCTATGTTGGCAGCAGGAACACCTTGTCCATACGATGGTAAGATCGGTGAACAAGCTAAAGCATCTTGGGAAGCAAACCCAGAAAAACTACCAAAAGTAGATGAGGTAAAGATAGATGATACTTATAAGAAAATTGGCATTGGCGCTATCCTTGGCGTTGTTGTCCGCAAGTTATTCTAATAGTCAAGATATATCTACTACCGGTAACCTGACTAACTTTACTAATCAGGCTACTGGTATAACCTCTACCTGGCAAAATGCTGGTACTATTGGTCAACAGCTTACCTGTTGGGAGCCAGGCGGACAAGGTTATTGTGGTGGATTACCTAGAGTTGCTGCCTGGGGCTCAGGTTCCAATGTTATTAACTTCTCTAATCAGGCTACTGATTTATACCAGATTGTTAGTATTAAAAACGCATTGCCTAATAGTGGTACGGGTCTACAAGTCAACGGGTTTAACTTTACATTTCAAGCGAAAAACGGCAATGGATGGGACAATGGCCAGACTGACATTTTTGGTGCCTATGTAAATATCTACAACAATACAAACTCAAAAGTGTTAGAAGGTTATAACTGGGATCTAACATACAATACATACGGTTGGAGAAACTTTAATCTTAGCAGAGATTTTAAAAGTGCGTATGGTGTGCCTGATCTCGGTAATGCTGTATACGGATTTATTGGTAAAGATACTAATAACTTAACAGGGCCATATGGACCAGAAATAACTGCGGTTAATTTTAGTTTGAAGTATAGTGTTGATCCGTGTACTAACAATCCATTGTACTCACCTAGCTGTAGAGGATATAATGATGCGCTTGCAAAACTAAATCCTGTAATAGTTCCTCCGGGAGATGCGCCACCACCGCCGCCGGATGGTTCACCGCCCCCACCTCCCCCTGGCACAGAACCTCCACCCGGTAATCCGCCCCCACCGGGATCAGGTCCCGGTAATAATCCAAATAGTCCACCTCCACCGGGTAGTCAACCACAAGGAGGTGGACAACAAGCCAAACTAGGCGAAACTAAAACAGCAAATGATAATAAAGCTGGACCTAGTTTAGGATCAGTGTTAAGTATGATTAGTAGCAATCAGGCTAGAATTGGTAATGAAGCAAAGGCAGTAGTTCAAGCCGCTGAATCGGCTGCATCCAAAGATGCATTGCAAGCACAAGAACAAGCAGAAGCAGTTTCTGCCTCAGCAGTTAGTCAAAGTGCTACAACTACTACGACAACTAGTAGCACAACAACTAGTTCAATGCAAGCACAAAGCTCGTCTGGACCACTTAGTGGTGCTACACAAACTAATGTGGGTAAGGTTGAAGTATTAAAATCAAACAGTACAACACAAACAACAGAATCAAATTCAACAACAGTTACTGCATTTACTATTGAATTATTAAAACCAGCAACCCAGCAAACAATTAATAGTGATACTAGTTCATCAGCTCCTTTAACTGCAATGGTTAATAATAGCTACGTTCAACCTTCTATAGAAAATATATCAGGTTTACAAAATATGAATTCAACCGGTGACTCTGCAAGATTTGAATTGTTTGTTTCACGTGTGCCAAACTCAGGTAGTATTGAAATAGAATTACCACAGAATGAAGGTATCAAAATGGGTACACGTTCTGTATTAAACGATGCAATAGAAGAACGCCCAATATTACAAAATACAAATACACAAGAACAAAAGACAGAAACAGTGAAAAAAAATGTATTGCCAAATGAATTGGCTGGAGCTGTTGATATTAATAAGATGGCAATACAACCTGCAGGATATCAAGCATATTCAGTAATGATGCCTGATGTAGCATTCTATGCACCAAAAGAGATATACAAACATCAAGTCAATGTTGATAACGTAAGATTGTTAAGAGGATTGGGTAGTGATAGATTACACCAAGAAATGGTCAATCAACAATATAAGTTAGGACAATGATATGAATGGACAACTCATTTATGATATAGTATGTGGTGTGGTAATAGTTATAGCATTCATTGTAATAGTGCAATATCTAATATTAAGATAACAAATAAATTAGGAGAAAACAATGACAGAAGAAATTAAAAACGTAAATGCTAAGGTTGATGAACTTGAGGCAGCCGCTAAAAAGTATGCTAGCAAAGATACAGTTATTAGTATTGGTGGATATGAATTTACCCCAGCTAAACTAATGGTTGCAGCCACAATTGTATCATCTATATTAGGTGGGCTTTACGGAACCTTTGAAGTCTATAAAGACTACGTGGGTATGAAGAAAAAAATTGCTGAATATAGTGCACCAGACTTATCTGGATTTGATAAACGTTTAGCGGTCATTGAGGAGAATAGTCAAAAAGGTGCTGATTATACACGTGATATCAAAACTGATTTGAAGAATGATATCCGCCGTAATGAATCTGTGACTGAACAAGTGGAACGTAGTGTTAAGACAGCCCAACGTGAAACCGAGTTAGAAATGCGTGATATGCGTAAGGCTGTGCGAGAAGACCTAGAAAGGGCCAGAACCGAAGCGGCTGCAATTCGTAAAGATATGGAATCAACCCGTAAAGAAATTAATAGTGAATTTACTGCCGCTCGTAGAGAAATAAACCGTGAAGTAGAGACATTAAAGAGAGAAGTTGATAGCAAAATACAAAAAGCTATGGATAATCCATTGGCAAATAAGTAATTTTATGGTAAGTTAGGGTTTTCCTAGTATAAATACAGTACTATGAAAAAACTACTACTATTATTATTCGTACTGATTAGTTCAGTTGTCCACGCACAATTACCAACTTCTACGGTACCACTACCCCCTGATATTGCCGCAATTAAGAAAGCAAACGTTCTTATTGTGGCAATGACCAAAAAAGATAACCCTCCTTTCTTCAGTGGTGAAGGGGATGATATCAAAGGTCTTGACGTTGAAATTGCACGAAGAATAGGCGTAATGCTTGGAGTTCCCGTACAGTTTAGACGAGATGCTGAAAGCTTTGCTGAAGTTGTTGAACAAGTACGAGACGGTAGAGCAGACGTTGCAGTAAGTAAACTATCTGTTACAGCCCCTAGACTACAAGTAGTTAAATTTAGCACACCATACGTTAAATTAAGACAGTCACTAGTTCTCAATCGTTTATGGTTAAGTCAAAACAGCCAAGGTCGTGAAGTATATCAAGTCATTAGAGATTTTAATGGTAAAATAAGTTTCATACGTAACTCAAGCTACGACACGTTTGCACGTACTAATTTCCCTAAAGCTACGTTTCTTCCAGAAGATAAATGGGAAGTAATCATTGATAAAGTTACACGTGGTGATATTGCAGCCGCTTATAGAGATGAATTTGAAATTAAGAAAATTGCTTTTGAAAAACCAGATGCAGCCATTACTACAAAGTCAATTACAATCAGTGATAGTGTAGATAACATTGCAGTAGCAGTAAATTACAAATCTACACAGTTACTAAGTATTGTAGATTATGTTATCAAAAATGAATACAGTAACATTGACACTAAAAAGTTAATGGATAGATATAAAGCAGAAAAGAAATAAGGACCTGCTATGACAACCACACATTTAAAAACGTTTTTAACAAGCCCGTGGACCATACTTGGTTCTATCATTGTTGGTATACTTAGTGGAGTATATGCTCCTGAGTTCAGCTTAAACTTTGAAAGCTTAGGAGGCATCTACATCAGCTTACTTAAAGTTGTAGTATTACCATTCTTATTAGCAACTATCTTAGTTGGTATCATTGGCTTACTACAGAAAGAAGGTAGTCAACAATTGATTCGCAAAATCATTGTAGGCTTTGTTGGTAGTATGTTCTTAGCCGCAACTATTGGCGTAGGTACTGTTCTAATAACTGGCACAGAAATGACACCTGAGAAGAAAACACAACTTGGTGTACTAGTAAACGACAAAGACAGTGGGACAGACTTAAACATTACTCTTAAAGAACCAATGCCAGTAGAACCCTCAGTAAATGCAGGTAAAATGGCAGAGAAGTTTATTCCAGAAAACATCTTCAATACACTAAACAATGGTGAAAGCTTGAAGATTGTTATCTTCTGTTTAATATTTGGTGTTGCGCTTGGACATCTTAAAACAGAAGGTCAAAAGATGCTTGTAGAAGTGCTTAAAAGCATTCAACAAGCAAGTATCAGCATCTTTAAGTTCTTAAATTACTTTTTACCAATTGCATTGTTAGCAATGATATCAGCACAAGTTGGTAAAGTGGGTGTAGGTATATTCTTAACTATGTTTGACTTTGTAATGCAACAATTTATTGGTGGTCTATTAGTAGTTATTGCAGGCACTGTTGTAATTTGGATGCGTAGTGGATTAAGTTTAATGACTGTTATCCGTGAAACTAAAGAAACATTGATTGTAGCTGTTAGCTCACGCAGTTCATTAGCATGTATACCATACGCACAAGAATCATTACACAGACTACACTTTGATAAAGGCGGAGTTGAATTAACTGTTCCACTAAGTTTCACTGTTAATCGTATTGGCAGTATTGTTTACTATGCTATCGCCACAGTGTTTATTGCCAACATCTATGATGCACCATTGGGCTTAACCGGATTAATGGTTGTGTTATTTGGTAGTATCTTAGCAGGACTAGCAAGTGCAGGCACAACAGGTATCTTAACAGTTGCTACAGTAGCAGTTGTTTGTGACTTGTTAAAACTTCCAAGTGAAGCTGTGTTAGTGTTGTTGATTGCAGTTGACCCATTAATGGATATGATTCGCACAGCAAGTCATGTACACGGTAACGTAGCAGTAACAGCATTTGTCTGTGACAAAGAGGTAGCACCGGATGGACAAACTTAAAGATTTTCTCTTTAGTTTATTAACTTATATAGGCGAAAGTCCATTTCGTCTATTCACCGTTGTCTTTCTCTGTATACTAGGATTTGCTGGTTGGATCGTTTATACAGAAAAAGATTCATTCTTGGCAACGTATAAAGCTCAACAGGCATTACCAAAGATGAACGGCAAGTATGATGAGGCATATAATTTCTTATTAAAAAATACAGAGGTAGAACTTGTATCTATAATGGAAGTTAATACACTAGTAAACACTAGAAAAATTGTGTTCTTAGCTACACGCAATGGTGGAAGAATAAAACAACATGATGGATTAGATGTTGGATTATTTTCTAAAAACTACGATAACAACAATGATGTGATTGGTTTAATGTCTGGTAAGATACCATGTAGTCCTTATCTTAAGCCACAAAGCTTAATTGGATTTGCGTACAGGGAGAATGGTGTTAACTATATGTGTAGAATCAGTGTACCTGCTGAACCCGGCGTATTCATTGGTCAAATTAGTGTAGGTTGGAAAGAGCAACCAGCTGATGTAGAAGCCGCACAAACAGCATTAGTTATTGCTTCGGCATTATTATTCAAAAAATGAGACTTCCTAGCGTAATAGCTATTGGTATTTTCATAATCATCATATTGGTTATAATATGACCAAACGATTAGGTATACTAGGTGGAATGGGTCCAGCCGCAAGTGCAGAGTTCGTAACTAGACTTATACAACAAACACCTGCAAGTTGTGACCAAGAACATATTCCGTTCGTACTATGGAATGAACCACGTGTACCAGATCGTAGTACAAGTATACGTAATGGTGATGATAGACCACTACCATACTTACTACAAGGTATGCAAGTATTGAAAGCAGTTGGATGTACTTCAATTGTCATACCTTGCAACACAGCACATTACTGGTATGATGAATTAGTTAAATTTAAAATTCCTATTCTACATATTGTAGATAGCGTAGCTGATTCATTACGTGATATAAATGTTACAGGCACAATAGGTATAATGGGAACACAGGCTACAATTGAATTAGGCTTATATCAAAATCGGTTAACTGATTGGGATTGTATTGTTCCTAGTCAAGAAGAAATGGATAACATAGTACAACCTGCTATAGATTTAATTAAAGCAGGGGATATGGTTAAATCACATACCATGTTAATTTCTGTAGTAGATAGTTTGATTAGTCGGGGTGCAAGTGCAGTAGTATTGGGTTGCACAGAATTACCCTTAGCTGTTAAAGAATTGGAGCAAAATGGTATACCATTAGTGAATAGCATAGATAGTTTGGTCAAAAAAGCTATTTTTCACACCAACATGTGATCCGGATCACACGTTTAGCCAGGATTAACCTTGACATTACTAGTAGAAACGCTATATACTTATTGAGTTATTTTTTATATATAAAAGGAAATTTATGACAACAACAATTACAATCAAAGATAAACCGGTAAACGCTACCTATCAAAACATCACTGGCTTAACAGGCGGTGCAGGTGTTGAAGCCGCATTTGATGTTACAAAAACTAACGGAGTTTATTCCGTTGTACTAGACAGTCTAGCCGCTAGCGCAGGCCGCGGTTATCTAGCAGGTGACACAATAACTCTTGCTGGTACAGCACTAGGTGGAACAGTTGCTAACAACTTAATCGTTACAGTTGCAACAGTTGGTACAGCAGGTAAGATTGCTACATTTGGTGTAGTAGGTACAGGTCGTATCGGTGACGGTACAGTTGATGTTACAGTTGACGTTACTGGCACAACTGGTATTGACACTTACACAGCAGGCGGTGCAAGTACAGAGTTCACTACAACTAAAACTGCTAGTAAAGTAACACTAGCTAGCACACTAGTTAGTAACATGGAATTTAATCTTGCCGATCATGAACGTGTAGTCTTTACAGACAAAGCTATTGCTTATGATGCCGCCGGACGTGCAGGTGATGTATACGCATTACTAGCAGCCGCATTAGGTACTAGTGATGTTACTAATGCATACAAAGGTATTGGTATCTATCTTGCTGATGCAGGTTGGACAAACAAAGAATTAGCTACAGCATTGTTAGCTACTGACACTTACAAAACTGATGCCGGTGGTATTAGTGATGAGACATTCATTAAGCATGTTTACAAAAATGTTATGGGTACTACAGCTACAATTGCAGATGTAACAGCATTGACAAACTGGATGACTGCTAATAAGTATAGTCAAGCTGATGTGTTAGTTATTGCTAGCGAATTATCAGCATTTGAAACTACTATTGGTTTAGTTGGTTTAGCAACAACTGGTATTGAGTATACTCCTTTAGTAGCGTAATCAATATACTACTATAAAAAGGCTCTTTGAGCCTTTTTAATCCTTTATTTTTTTGAGATAAATATAATAATTACTAACAGGATTTATAAAATGAAATTATTTATTAGATTACAAAACGGGGAACCAGTTGAGCATCCTATACTTGAAGAAAATTTTATACAAATTTTCCCTCATATTGATATTAATAACCTCCCGGAAGAGTTTATTGAATTTGTGCGTAAACTAGAACCTAGTGTTTTGGGCGTATATGAAATATATGTAGGTGTTCATTATGAAATAATTGATGGAGTTTGTACCGATGTTCACACTGTTCGTTCAATGACTGATGAAGAAAAACTAGCAAAGCAAGATGCAATTAAACAAGATTGGGCAGAACATGGGTATCCATCTTGGATATTTGATGAAATAACTTGCTCATTTAAATCACCGATTGGTTCATACCCATCGGATGATAAAATTTACAAATGGGATGAAGATACAATTTCATGGATTGAAATAGAGTAAGTTAAGCCTATTTTTGTGTTAAAGCGTATGTTATTACGTAAACAACTATTTTATATGGGTAACAAAAATCACTATAAATATTAGTCTAGCCTGAGGAATCAGGCTTATTTTTAAAGGAAAATCTTATGAAGAAAATCGCAATAGCGACATTATTGGCCGCAACAACACTAGTTGCAACAGCACAAATTAATCTAAATGGTAAAATCAGCGAATTTGTTGACAATACTAAGACTGGTGCTACTAGCAAAACAACTCTAGCTACTGATCCAACAAGCAACATCACTATTTCAGTAAATGAAAACATTGGTGGTATGAAGGCTCGTATAGTACTAGATACAAGTTTAAAAGCCAATGATCCTATCACTGGTGCAGATACTAAACTTGGTGATCGTCAATCAACAATTGGTTTGGCAAACAAGCTTGGTAGCATTGATTTAGGTCGCAATCTACACAGTCACTTCTTATCAATTACTAACAATGATGCATTTGGTACATTGTATGGTAGTGTTGCAGGTGATGTACATAACTTGCGTGGTTTAAGAATGAGCAATGGTACATTCTTTGCGTTGACACCAGTCAAAGGTGTAACTGCAACATATGACCGCACACAAAATGGTGTAGGTACAGAAGCATCTAGCTATAGTGCAAGTGCAAAATTGTTTGGTATTAACGCAACAGTTGCACAATATACTCAAGGTATTGAGAAAAGTACAGTATATGCTGGTAGCGCAAAATTAGGTAATACACAAGTATTTTACTCACATAGTGATGACAAAGGTGCGGTAGCACGTACAGGTGATTTGTTTGGTGCAAGTCAAGCATTTGGTCCAGTAACTGCTAAAGCTAGCTATGGTAAAACAAATACTAATGTTAAAGCTTATGCAATGGGTGCTGATTATAACTTCAGTAAGCGTACTGCATTAGGTGTCAACTATCGTAATGTTGATGCTACTGGTACAGCAAATGACGTAAAACAAGTTGGTGTTGGTGTAACACATCGCTTCTAATCTCCATTGAGATTGTATAAAAAGGCTCAATGAGCCTTTTTTGTTGTTTGATAAATACAATAAAGAAGGATATTTAACATGGATATTGGACCAGGCATAACATTAGGAGCAGGTGTAAGTATAACACCTCCACCAACAGTACCAGGAGCACCGACTATTAGTACAGCAACTGCTACAGGTGCAACATCAGCAACAGTAGCATTTACTGCCCCACTTAATAATGGAGGTGCAACAATTACAAGTTATACAGCAACAAGTAGTCCAGGTAATATTACTGGTACATTAACTCAAGCGGGTTCAGGCACTATTACAGTGTCCGGCTTAACGGCAAGTACTAGTTATACATTTACAGTTACTGCTACAAATAATATAGGAACAGGTAGTGCAAGTGCCGCAAGTAATTCAATTACAACCAATGCTCCTCCAACGGGTCAGGTGGCATTTACCACTGCCGGAACATATTCATGGGTAGCACCCGGTGGTATAACATCAGTGTGTGCTGTTGTTGTTGGTGCCGGGGGTGGAGGCACAGGCAGCGCGGGTGGAGGCGGATTAGGATGGAAAAATAATATTACTGTAGTTCCCGGACAATCATATACTGTTGTAGTTGGTGCGGGTAGGAACATATTCAACCCTACTAAAGGTGGACAAAGTTATTTTATTAGTACAAGCACCTTATGGGGCGATGGCGGCAATGGTATACCTACTACTAGTGCCGATTTTGTACAAGGCGGCCGAGGTGGCTGGTTTAATGGAGATGGTGGTGGCGAAGGTGGAGAGGGTGGAATATACAGAGCTAGCCCTCCTACATTAATATATGGCGGTCACGGCGGTGCAGGTGGTTATTCTGGAACAGGAGGCACCGGTGCCCCCTCATATCTTGCTAGGGGCGGCACTGGTAGTGCAGGTACCGGTGGAAGCGGCGGAGGCGGAGCTTCCGGAGGACAATTTAGCTATGCTGGCAACGGTGGTGGTGTAGGTTTACTAGGTCAAGGAGCTAGTGGTGCAGGTGGTTATGGATATGGCACAAACACTAGTGCAGGTATAGAACCTTGGCCAATGGGTGGCCCGGGATTTCCGGGTTCAAATGGATTACCTAGAGGTGGAACATATGGTGGTGGTGCCGGACTTAGTGCAAACGCTGACGGGTCATCTGTTGATAATGGTGGAGCAGTACGTATAATTTGGGGTGCGGGAAGAGCATTCCCTTCAACTAACACAGGTGATTTATAAAATTTTTAGACAGACAAATAAGTCATTAAATATCTCTATACACAACTTATAGAGAGAAAAAAATGGCTTCAAATCTAAATTCAGAATTTAACTATCGTTACCAGGTTATTGGTTCAACACCCTGGGAAAAAATCAAAACACTTCAAGGCTTCTATGTCGGACGAAAACGAGCAGCCGTTCTAGAAGAAGTAGCTGAACTCAAATATCAAGCTAAACTTGAAGAACTAAAACATCTAAAAACAGTTCCAGCACTACCGCATATTTTGCTTAATTTACAAGCAGAAATCATTGAATTGGAATCACATTTAGATGACCAAAAACACGCTTTTGAACTTAATCGCAAAGAGATTAAAATATTAGAAAAATATATGGCTGAACTCTATGCTGAAGTAGAACCAACAAGACTTAAACATCCAGATGGTACACCATACACCGATGATGAAATGTTTGAAGCTAATGCTAACTATGAATTCACAGTAACAGTTGGTCGTGAGATTCAATCTGAAATCATAGCTATGGGCAGACCTAGTCCAGCTAAATTATTGAATGCTATGAGTAATCCACAAACATTACAATCATTGATTCAAATAGGTCTTGTCCCGCAAAATACTGTATTGTTGGAACAGAAAGATATTATGTTAGAATTAACTAATCAACCAACTACAACAGTAGTGGATGCACCAAAAGAGTTAGAAACACCTGTTGCTAAAAAGAAAATAAAAAGAACAAAATAATATATTGTTAATTCCATTCATAAAACATTGATAGTTATTTGATAAATAAGATAAAGGGTATATCTTATGAATTTTACAGGTGGAATGACTTTATCAGGTGGAATGAGTATTGTAGTGTCAGGAACCGCACCGGTAAATACTGTGGCCCCGGTAGTTAGCGGAACCGAGACGTTTGGTTCAACACTATCAACTACTGATGGCACATGGACTGGTACTGCCACAATAACGTATACATATCAATGGCAACGAGGTGGAGGATCATATAGTAATATATTAGGTGCAAATAGTAGCACGTATACTTTGGTTCAAGCAGACGTTAACTATAGAATACGTTGTGTAGTAACCGGTACTAACAGTTACGGAAATTCTTCTGCAAATTCAAATGCTACAAATGATATAGTACCGTCGGTACCCGGAGCTCCTACAGTAGGAACTGCAACAGCAACTGGTCAGACAACAGCGACTGTAGCATTTACTGCCCCTGTTAGTAATGGTGGGGATACAATTACATCATATACAGCCACAAGTAGTCCCGGTGGAGTTACAGGTACATTAAATCAAGCAGGATCTGGTACTATTACTGTTTCCGGGTTAACAGCAAACACAAGTTATACATTTACCGTTACTGCTACTAATATTGCAGGTACAGGTAGTGCAAGTGCGGCAAGTAATAGTATTACTACTGATCCTTCAGTACCGGCTCCGGCATTATCGTATGGTTGGTTTGCCGGTGGAACTTATTTTTCACCGGGAACAGGAACTATAATATACTCAACAGTAGACAGAATCACATATGCAACAGATACGGCTACGGCAAGTGTACGTGGCCCGTTAAGTTCAAATAGATATCAGGCAGCATCTGCTGGAACAGGATATGACGGATGGGTAGCCGGTGGTAATAATGCAGGTAATAGAACTACGGTAGATCGCATTAATTACTCAACCGATACTTCTACTGCTAGTATTCGTGGACCGTTAATTGCCGCCGGTAACTTTGGTATGGGAGCGGTTTCTGATAACACTACATATGGTTGGTATGGTGCAGGCAGTTATAGATCAAGTGTACAGCGAATAATCTATGCAACTGATACTGCTACTGCTACTTACAGGGGGCCGTTAAGCCAATCCAAATTAATATTGGCTGCAATTGGGAATACCACTGATGGTTGGTTTGGTGGCGGAAGAGATGGCGATACCGGACAAGATTTATCTACAGTGGATAGAATAACATATGCAACAGATACCGCTACTGCAAGCGTTCGCGGCCCGTTAACTATAAATTCAGAGGGTCTTGCGGCAATAGGTAACCTTAATTATGGATGGTTTGGTGGAGGGTATATGCCTGGCTCCGGGAGGGTTAGTACAATAACTCGGATAACATATGCAACAGATACAGTAACATCAACTAATAGAGGAACTTTTAACAGTGGAATTTCAGATTCCGCAACTTCGGGAGATAGTACATATGGGTGGTTCGGCGGAGCATATGCCCCGGGTCCAGGAGCTACTAATAGATTATCTACTGTTCAACGTATCACCTATGCCAATGATACTGGTATTGCAAGTATACGAGGACCACTAAGTGGACCACGTGTTCAAATGGCCGGTACCGGTAGACAATAAAATACTAAATTTTTGTTACTATATTGTTAAATACAACAAAGGATATATTTTATGAATTTTACAGGTGGAATGACTTTATCAGGTGGAATGAATCTTACAGCACCACCTACAGTACCCGGTGCACCAACTATCGGAACGGCAACAGCTACAGGTGAGACAACTGCAACAGTAACATTTACTGCTCCGGTTAACAATGGAGGTGCAACAATTACAAGCTATACGGCAACAAGTAGTCCGGGTAATGTCACTGGTACATTAAATCAAGCAGGTAGTGGTACTATTAATGTAACTGGATTAACTGGTAGTACAAGTTATACATTTACAGTAACTGCTACTAATAATGTAGGTACAAGTAGTCCAAGTGCGGCAAGTAATAGTGTTACAACAAATAATCCTATAATCGGAACTAAAAAGGCTATAATTGGCTATGGTGCAAACAATTCTGGTCGTTTCTCAGTAACCAATCTAGTAAGTAATACTGGTGTAATTGCAAGTAATACAACAGGTGTAGGTACTGCTAGGGATGGCCTTGCAGCCGCAGGATATGGTACTGATAAAGCTATATTTGGATATGGACAGAGTTCAGTTGGTTACGTATCATTGACCAATCTAGTATCAAATACTGGTGTTGTTGCTAACGATACTGCGGGTGTGGGTACTAGTAGGACTTTACTAGCGGCTGCGGCCTATGGTACAGATAAAGCTATTTTTGGATACGGTGGTCCTGTAGTAACATCAGTAACTAACTTAGTAAGTAATACAGGTGTGGTTTCCGGTGATACTTCAGGTGTCGGTACTGCTAGATACGGATTAGCGGCCGCAGGTTATGGATTAGATAAAGCTATATTTGGATTTGGTTATAACGGGTCTGCTACAGTATCAATAACCAACAAAGTATCAAACACAGGTGTGGTTGCTAATGATATTACTGAAGCAGTTTCTGCTAAATATGTTTTAGGGGCTGCAGGTTATGGCGGTGATAAAGCAATATTTGGTAGCCCAGGAAGAGATACTAATCTAGTATCAAATACCGGTGTTTTTGCTAGTGATACTGTTAGCGCGGGCACTAGTAGAGGACAATTAGCAGCCGCAAGTTATGGTAATGATAAAGCTATATTTGCGTACGGAGATCCCTTATATGATTACTCTAATCTAGTATCAAACACAGGGGTTGTTGCAACTGATACTACAATTGTCGGTCAAACTAGATTTAATCCTTCGGCAGCAGGCTATTCGCTATCATAAAAGGTATTATACATATTAAAGGCTCTTCGGAGCCTTTTTCTTTATCTAATCTTTTTTGCTAAATACTATAAAGGATAATATATTATGGCAGATATGACATTTTCGGGCGTAACATTTGCTGGCGGATTCGCAATAACACCTCCGCCGGCGGGAAACAAAGCTATATTTGGATATGGAGAGACAGTATCAATGACTAATCTAGTGTCAAATACCGGAGTAGTTGCTAATGATACTACCGGTGTTGGCACTGCTAGATGGGGATTATCAGCGGCGAGTTATGGTACAGATAAGGCTATATTTGGATATGGCACTGGAAGCGGAGGAGATAAATCATTGACTAACTTGGTATCAAATACCGGAGTAGTTGCTAATGATACTGCAGGTGTCGGTACTGCTAGATATGGATTGGCGGCCGCGGGTTACGGTAGCGATAAAGCTATATTTGGATATGGACTTGCTGGCTCTAGTCAGACAGCAATAACTAACCTAGTATCAAATATCGGAGTAGTTGCTAATGATACTACAGGTGTTGGTACTACTAGAACTGCATTAGCAGCCACAAGATATGGAACTGATAAAGCTATTTTTGGATATGGGCAAGTGATTAACTCACAGGGATCAATGACCAATCTAGTATCAAACACCGGGGTGGTGTCTACAGATACTACCGGAGTTGGTACTGCTAGACAAGCCCTTGCAGCCGCAACTTATGGCACTGATAAGGCTATATTTGGATATGGACGGGATCCTGCTTTTACATCAATAACTAACCTAGTATCAAACACCGGGGTAGTAGCTACTGATACTACAGGTGTTGGTACTGTTAGAAGTTTTTTGGCGGCCGCAGGTTATGGCAATGATAAAGCTATATTTGGATATGGTTTGGTTGAGGGACCTTATATTCCATATTCATTAACCAACAAAGTATCAAACACCGGGGTAGTAGCTACTGATACTGCAGGTGTTGGTACTGCAAGATACGGATTAGCAGCCGCAGCCTACGGTTAACAATAAAATTAACAACACTAAAATAAAAAGGCTCTCAGGAGCCTTTTTTGTTGACATAAATTCCATAGTCTGTTATACTCATCGTATGAAAATAGAACGTGCTTTAGATTGGAATCAAGTTAGTAGTAACTTATCAAGTCAAATGAATGGGATTGGCTACAATCCAGACTTACATCGTATGCACAAAAACATTGACAAAATGGTAAGTGAACTAAGTAAACTGGAAGTCAATCTACGTAGAACGGGCAAATACGAAATGTTAAACGATAGGGTTGCCGATATCAATACAGCAATCAATCACTTAGAAAAGCTACTACTAATGGCTAATCTAATGAAATAATTTGACAATAAATCCAATCAATGATACAATACTCATATTGAAGCTAGAAAACTATCTCTTTATCAATCCACAATCTGTTGTAAATAAACAACAACACAAAATTTGACAATAAATCAGTTTTAGACTATACTTCATACATATTAAATTTTCAACAGGAGCACTTAATGGCATCAGTATCAGACAATCTCACTATCACTAGTGTACAAACTCGCAAAGCAATGCTTAAAGCATTCAAAGCTAAACGCCCGCTTTTCTTGTGGGGCCCTCCCGGCATCGGTAAATCAGAAGTTGTTTCTGAAGTCACAGATGAACTAGGTGGCTTTATGATTGACTTGCGTATGGCACAAATGGAACCTACAGACATTCGTGGTATTCCGTATTTCAATCGTGATATTAATAAAATGGACTGGGCGGCACCTGTTGACTTGCCTGATGAAGAACTAGCAAGCAAGTACCCGATTGTTGTTCTATTCTTAGATGAAATGAATAGTGCAAGTCCCGCAGTACAAGCGGCTGGCTATCAACTTATTCTAAATCGTAGAGTTGGTAAGTATGTACTTCCTGATAACGTTGTGATTGTTGCGGCAGGCAATCGTGACTCTGACAAAGGTGTTACTTTCAGAATGCCGATGCCCCTAGCTAATCGTTTCTTACACTTAGAAATGCGAGCCGATTTTACATCATGGCAGAATTGGGCTGTGAACAAAGGTATTCACAAAGATGTTGTGGGTTATCTATCATTCGCTAAACAAGATTTGTACGATTTTGATGCTAAATCTAGTTCACGTGCATTTGCTACACCTCGTTCATGGTGTTTTGTTAGTGATTTGTTGAATGATGAAGATGACACAGATAGTGATACATTGTTCAATTTGATTTCAGGTGCAGTTGGTGAAGGTCTTGCTGTTAAGTTTGCGGCACATCGTAAAGTAGCAGGTCGTATGCCAGAACCCTCAGACATTTTGTCAGGTAAAGTTAAGGACCTCGCAGTTAAAGAAATTTCTGCAATGTACTCATTGACTATTTCAATGTGCTATGAATTGCGTGATGCACTAGAAACAAAGAAAGTTTCTAGCAAAGAGTTTCACACAATGGCTGATAATTTCTTCAGTTACATTATGGCAAACTTTGAGACTGAACTAGTTGTTATGGGTGCTAAGATTGCTCTTAAGACATACAAGTTACCGATTGAACCTTCACAATTGAAGAACTTTGATGACTTCCATAAGAAATACGGCAAGTACATTGTAGATGCAGGTAATTAATATGGCAACAAAGATTTTAACTGGAAAGAAGTATTTCTACGCAATGGGTCAAAGTGCCCGTGATCGTGGATTGAACAAAAGTGAAGCCGAGGAACTGTATACTAAAGGTGCGGAACCTTATGCAAGGATTTACTTTGATAAAGGTTATCGCAAACTATCAATGTAATTTTGACAGTAAATCACTAGTGTGTTACAATACATACATAACTAACAAAGGACCAATATGAGTGAAGTAATTAATCCCAGTAAAAAACGTAGTCGCAGTAAGAAATTTGAGAATCTTGTAGGACCTACAGATAGTAAGATTGACTATCAAGCACGTGAAAAATTAGTTACCGCACGTATTGGTCTATTGTTACGTCATAGCTTTTTCGGCAATCTTGCTACTCGTATGCAATTGATTAATGCTGATCTATGGTGTAGTACAGCGGCAACTGATGGCTTGAAATTCTATTACAATAGTCGTTTCATTATGATGTTGAAGCCTAAAGAAGTTGAATTCTTAGTTGGGCATGAAGTGTTACACGTTGTCTATGACCACATGGGTCGTAGAGGTAATCGTGATCCTGAGATCTGGAATATTGCTGATGACTATGCTGTTAATGCTGATTTGAAACGTCATAAAGTGGGTGAGTTTATTAAAACAGTACCTTGCTTGTATGAGCAGAAGTATGATGGTAAAGCCGCAGAAGAAATCTATGATGATTTGATGAAGAATGTTCAGAAAATCTCCATTGATGATTTACTTGACCAGATGATTGACGATCACATGGATGGTGAAGGTGAGAATGATGGTGAAGGTAACGGAGATAGTGAAGGCAAAAGCAAACGCCCAACAATGAGTCCTGAAGAACGTGAACGTGTACGTCAGGAAGTTAAGCAAGCTATTATCAATGCCGCAAGCAGTGCTGAAGCAGGTTCATTGCCTTTAGGTGTTGAACGTTTGATTAAGCAAGCAACTAACCCAGTTATGCCCTGGCGTGAACTGATTCAAACGAATTTGACAAGTGCTATTCGTACAGATTATTCATGGATGCGTCCCTCACGTAGAGGTTGGCATATGGATGCTATTATGCCCGGCATGAATCCCGGTGAAGAAATTGATGTTGTTGTTGCTATTGACATGTCAGGTAGTATCAGTAACAAACAAGCACAGCAATTCTTAGGTGAAGTGGGTGGCATGATGGATGCGTTTGATGGTTACAAGGTCCATGTATTCTGTTTTGATACTGAGACATATAACCCGAAAGACTTCAGTAGTGAGAACATGGACCTCATTGAAGAATATGAGCCAATGGGCGGCGGCGGCACTGACTTTGATTGTATCTTTAAATACTTGAAAGACATTGGCAATGTACCTAAACGATTGATTTGTTTCACTGACGGCTATCCTTTTGGTAGTTGGGGTGATGCTGATTATTGTGATACGACATGGATCATTCATGGTGACAAGAATCCCAATCCCCCATTCGGTACGTATGCAATTTATGATGAGTCGTCATCAACATGATATTAGATATACTTGGCTATGGCTTTATAGTATTGGTACTAGGAGTAGTCTTGTATATTTTTATTAGACTACTATCCTATGCATTAGATACCTTATCAAAACACGATGACTAATGATTCAATATTAATTTACAAAAGCCCGGATTTAATTTACGAAAGCCCTGATGGTGGCAAAACGATCTATTCACGTAAAAGTGGGTCTCTTGACCGCACCTTAATTAGAGAAGATCCCGAAAGAAAAAGTATTGCTAAATGGCATGAGTGGAAAGAAATTCTCAAACTAGCAGAAACAGAACCTACATTAGCAAACGCAATTAACAAAGCAGAGATGGTATATGTCCTACTCAAAAAAGAACAAAACTAAGCACTATCTAGCAATGTGGGATATGCAAGGTCTTGAAAGTCTACATGATGTTGACTTGCACATGAAAAAATACAATGAATGGGAACAACAGAAAATTATTGCTATTCTTAAAGACCAACGTATACCCAGCCAACCATTGGGTATACCATTACAAATGATGATCCTTCGTGCGAGTGCAAATAGTCAACGTGCATATGAGATTTATGAATTCAATAGTACTGTTGAGTATGATGAACTTAAGGAAGCATTTAATGATAATCCACAGCCTATCGTAGAATGGATTAGAACTAATGGTAAAAAAGTATATAGTGATTACGTTAAGCAAGATAGGAAGATGATTGTATGATGTATATTGGTACTAGTCTTGGTGGTTGTCTAGTTAGTATTATGCATAACGAAGTGTCCGAGGATGATGTTATGTTCATTGTAACACGTACATTGTGTCCTGATTACGATACCTTTATGCAAGTAGTAGAACAATACTACGCAGAAGGTAATCCATATCAACGCCGTTCAAATCTGGGTACCTTAGGCGAGTATGACCTGACTGATGTAAAGGCATTAGCTACTAGATTATATTTCTCGGGTAGGATACATCAACCTAGAGTATTTGATGATGAAGGTCGCAGAGCTGGACATAGTTACCTGTATAATCATCCAGCTAAATTAGGTCAAGGATTGTGGATGCAAGTGGTTCCTACTAACGATAACTCAACCCCTGCAGTAGTAGAAGCCTGGGAAAAATATAAGATGTTGGACAATTTAACAAAATGATTGAATATCAGTTAGATCCTATTACGTGGTTTAGTGAAAGAGAGTTGACATATACTCCTAAACATTTTATAGTAACATCACATCCATGCACACCTGAATCTAAACAATGGGTATTGGATAAATTGACTGGAAGATTTAGTATTACATATCCTACAATTTCAACTAGTATTATTGAGTTAATTTCTCCTAGTTGTATTGCATTTGAGGACCCGCAAGAAGCAACTTTTTATGAGTTAAAATGGTCATAAATGGGCATATGGAAATTTTGTAGAGAACAAATTTCTTATTAAATAACTTTAGCATATTACAAGGAGAACATAATATGAGTTTTACAAGACACGTAGGGAAACACGGGGACAGAAAAGTAGCTGTAATTTTCCGAGAAGTACCAGGCGAGCCTCATATGTGCTTAGTTACATATACAGAAACAATCAATAAGAATATACATGATTCATTAATTCGTTGTATTGAAAGTGATATAGGTCAAAGTAGTGAAAATTTAGCCGATGCATTGAATAGAAGTTACACACAAGACGGCCGACCAATTCTGCAAGTTTTGCACATAGAAGGTCAATTAAAGAAAGTCAATACAGAACAAATTGTAATGACTCCGGCACCTAATACACGCATTAAATTAAATGATCTTAATAAAATTTTAGATGAAATGAAAATGGGTGAGGATGCTGTTAGACGTATGGCTGAACTAGATAATAGTCGTGGATTGCAAGATCCAGCTGACGTAGCACGTAGAATGCGTGGACCACAATCAAACTCGCCAGTTGTAGGCTCAGATGATTTATTAGGTGATACTACATTAGCTAATAACTTACGCCAACAAGCACAAAAAATGTCTGCAGAGGCAAAAGGCTTAATGGCAGAAGCTGACAGATTGTTAAAAGAAGCCGCACAAATGGATCCCACACATGCAGTTAAAGAAACAGTTAAATCAACTAAATCTAAAAAGGCAGTAGTTGCAGAAGTAGCTACACCAACAAAAAGAAAATACACTAAAAAAGTAACTAATGTCGCCTGATTTTATTGATAAATGGGAACACATCCTTGAAGATGTAGAGAAGAACAAAATACCTGTAGAGTTTATTAAAAAATTAATTATTAAATTAACTGGTAAGAAGCAACAAACTATTAATATTCAAAAGTTACTTCAACAAGGTTTGGATCCAGATCAAGTAGAGGATGCTGTTAGTAGAAAACTAAATGAGTTGGAAGATTTGATAGTTAGTGTAGAGTTTGTTCTTAACGTACAAAGTATTGCTGATACTGTACAACCAGAAACTGATAGATTACTTAATAAACTATAAAACTTAAGGCTATTTACCAAATATATTTGTAACTGATAATGAAAGCATACAGTGTTCCTGGATTAAGCACAAAAAAAGATATTGATATCATATACGAATGTGCAAGAACTGTTCCAGAAAATGGGATTATTGTGGAAATAGGATCATTATTTGGAAGAACGGCGGTTGCATTTTCTGAAGGAGCATACTCCTCAGTTAAAATTTATTGTATAGATTATTTTAATAAGCATACACACCTATCACCACCTAGTCTAGGTCAAGGGGAAACTGGTAATGATTTTTGGCAACCAAACAAAGTTTATAATAAAGAAGAAGAATTCACAAAATTCACAAAAGATTATAAAAATATTATACCATTAAAGTTGGAACAAAATTTAAAAGTTTATCCATATGATAAAGAATCTATTGATTTACTTTTTTTAGATTGTGCTCATAAAAATCCAGATGATATAATGAATATATTATATTTTAAAAAATTTCTTAAACCCAATGCATTGATATGCGGTCATGACTATGATGAAACATATCCGGATGTAATACACAATGTTAAAATATTAGAAAGACTTTATAAAACTACAGTGACCTTATATCATCGTAGTAGCATATGGTCAATAAGGATAAAAGAATGAAACAATACTTAGAACTATTACAAGATATACTAGATAACGGAGAAATGAAAGATGACAGAACTGGTGTTGGCACCTATAGTGTTTTTGGACGTCATATTCGCTTTGATTTGCGTCGGGGCTTTCCCGCAGTCACTACTAAGAAACTTGCTTGGAAAGCTTGCGTCGGTGAGCTTCTTTGGTTTATTGAAGGAAGTAGTGATGAGCGTAGATTGGCAGAACTTACCCACGGTACAAGTGAAGGAAAGGTTACTATCTGGACGCCGAATGCAGAAGCATCGTATTGGAAGCCTAAAGCGAAATTTGAAGGTGATCTCGGACGTGTATATGGGGTACAATGGCGGCATTGGAACAAAGACACGGTTGAAAAAGACATGGGCCCGGCGCACAAAGGTGGTAACCGCCTTGCCGTTGACCGCACGGAAGTTGACCAATTGGCAAATCTCATTAAAGGATTAATTGAAGATCCTAATGGGCGCAGGCACATTCTTAGTGCTTGGAACGTGAGCGAGTTAGAAGAAATGGCATTGCCCCCTTGTCACGTTATGAGTCAATTCTATGTCAACAAAAATAAAGAACTATCTTGTCATATGTATCAGCGTAGTGTTGATGTTTTCTTGGGTCTACCTTTTAACATTGCTTCTTATGCACTACTTACACATCTATTGGCACATCACTGTAATCTGAAAGTAGGAGAACTTGTAATCAGTACAGGTGATACACATATTTACAAAGACCACATTGAACAAGTCAAAGAACAACTAACACGTGAACCGTACCCGTTACCGACATTGATGTTAAATGCCTCAAAAACAAACATCTTTGAAATATCAATGGCAGATATATATTTGGAGAACTATAAAAGTGATGGCCCTATCAAAGCACCAATGGCAGTCTAAAGACGAATTTACTAGACCCAAATATCAGGTACAAATATCTGATACCGGAGAAGAGACTGTATCTATCACTCATGTAGTACATACTATTAGAATGGGTGATGTTGAAGATCCTGATTTGTTTGTAGCACAACCTATATATGAGTGGCAACAAACAGAAGCTGGTAAATGGATAATGGAAAACTCTAATCCTCCACCTAGTTGGCATCGTAACAATGACCTATACGATTATAGTTATGTATATCATATTAGAGCATATCTAACACACAAACAATTAACATTTTGGAAATTAAAATATGAGTAATATACTAGTTACAGGTGGATTAGGACTTATCGGACATAATGTAGTAGATAGATTGCAACATATGGGACACCGTGTTGCTATTACCGATATACGAACTAACTACGGTATCATTCCACAAGATGAGATTGACTATCTAATGACAGAACGGTTGAAGAAAATACAACCCGGCAGTATCCATGCTATTGACATTTCTAGCGAAAGTATTGATTGGTTATTTGAACGATACAAGTTTGATATTGTGATTCATATGGCTAGTTTTCCAAGACAAAAAGTTGTTAATGCTAATCCAACTATGGGAGCAAAAACAATGATGGAAGGTCTATTAAATTTGTGTGAAGTTAGTAAGAAGCATGGAATAAAGAAATTTGTTTATATCAGTAGTTCAATGGTATACGGTGACTTTACAGATGACGTAACAGAAGATTATAACTGTAAGCCGCAAGGTCAGTATGGCATTATGAAACTAGCCGGAGAAAGATTAGTAGAAGATTATAGCCGTCGTGGATGTTTTAGTCATACAATCATTCGTCCAAGTGCGGTGTATGGTGAACTAGATGTTGAGGATCGTGTTATTGCTAAGTTTATGCTTACCGCAATGCGAGGCGGCATATTGAATGTTAATGGTGCAAATGAAACATTAGACTTTACATATGTAGAAGATGCCGCAGATGGTATTGTTGCGGCCGCATTAAGTAATAACACCAATAACAAAACATATAATATCACCAAGAGTCACAGTCGTACATTGTTAGAAGCCGCACAACTAGCATTGAAGTTAGCAGGTGGTGGAACATTGATAGTTAAAGATAAAGATGCTGATTTCCCAAGTCGTGGTGCATTGAACATTGATGCCGCTCGTAGAGACTTTGGTTATGATCCTAAGATAGATGTAGAAGAAGGATTTCAAAAATATTATGAGTGGCTTAGTAATTCCGCATTTTGGTCTAGCAAGACAGTATAAGAACATCGGTGAAGAGTTGCTTGATGCAACTCACCGTGCCCTAAAAGACGGTAAACTAGTTGGTGGTCATTACACCCGATCGTTTGAAGAATGGCTAAAACATCGTACTAGTACAAAGTATGCTATAACTGTACATTCAGGTACACAAGCATTAGAGATTATAGCCCGTTGGAAAAAGATTTCACACAGTGAAACTATGGAGGGCAACCCCAAAATTCGTATTCCTAATTTAACCTACCCAGCCACACTAAATGCGTTTATAACAGCTGGCTGGGACATTGAATTAGCTGATACTGATAAGAATGGTGTTATCCAACATGAGACAGGTAGAGGTGGAATATATGATTGTGTGATGGGATTTGCGGGTCGCAAGCCCTGGCCTAATGCTAATTATCCAAATGCATATGGAGTAATAGTTGATGGAGCACAACATTGGTTAGCATGTGAAGGTGATGTGGGTAGTGGTATGTCAATCAGTTTTGACCCTACAAAGAATTTACCTAGTTCAGGTAATGGTGGTGCAATTGTCACAAACGATGAAAAGTTATATCTATATGCTTCAAGTTACAGAGATAATAACAAGCCTTATTTTTACAATGCCGGGACTAATAGCAAGATGAGCGAACAAGATTGTGCTCAAATATTAGTTAGAACAAAATATATATATGAGTGGCAAAAACGTAGAAGTAATATAGCAAAATATTGGTGTGATAAATTTAAAGACTTGCCTATAAATTGTTTGTCGGATACAAAAGATCCTCATGCTCATCAAAAATTTGTAATGTATTTAGCCGATCGTAATAGTTTACATACGCATTTATTGACTGATGGAATTGATAGTAAAGTTCATTATGAATATGTGTTGGGTGATTTACCAATTGGCAAAGAATTAGCTAAACCCGATCTATTAAGTAATAGCGTATTATTATCTAGGGGAGTATTAAGTCTTCCTATGTATCCGGAATTAACTGACCAAGAAGTAGAATATATCGCAAGTAAGGTTATTAATTTCTATAAATAACTGATGAAGATATTCCCAATTAAAGTAGAAAAAGCAACACAAGCAGACTATAAATTCATTGAATGGAAGATACATAACGTATGTAACCATGATTGTAGTTTTTGCGGTAGCAGACACAAAGACGGAAGTCAACGATGGTTTACTTTAGACAAATACAAAGAATATACTGATAAATTAGTTGCGGCATGCGGTGATATGCCTTTTTGGATTCAAATTACCGGCGGTGAACCCACACTATATCCCGATCTCATTCCTTTATTAGCATATATGAAGTCTAAAGGGGCAATGATAAGTATGATATCAAATGGCGCAAGAACTATCAGGTGGTGGAAAGAGTTACAAGAATCAAAATTAATGGATAATTTGTTTTTAACATACCATAGTGAGCAAACAAATGATTATCACCATATTACAGAAGTTGCAAATTTATTTCATAATGAGGCTACAGATGTAATATGCTTGATTACTCATGTGTATACTACTTTAGATAAGGCATTTGAAGCACAGGAATATTTAATTAAAAACACCGGAGCAACTATAACAGTTAAAGCAATGATGGGAAATCCAGATATATATTCAAAATATACAACTGAAGAAATAACTAAATTAAAGACTGAAAACTGGTTACCCGGAAAACATAAAAATACTAAAGTAAAATCTTTATTAGATCCTAAATATAAAATAAATCATACTTTAAAAATAACATATAACAACAACCTTTCTTATAATATTAATCCCCAAGTATTAATGAAACAACAAAAAAACAACTTTATGGGTTGGGATTGTAATATAGGATCATCTACTATGAGAATTGACCATGATGTTATATATAGAGGAGTATGCGAACAGGGTGAAACACGTAGTCTATATGATAATATATCATTTACTGATAATTACGTACCCTGTAAAATTGAACAATGTTTTTGCGGAACTGATATGGTAGCAACTAAAATACTTCCTGAAAGTAAGTATCCCCTGGCATAAATACGCATACTATGTGGATACTATCAATACTACCCGACGCCGCAATACATGTAATCTTTGGATTAGGTATTTTGGGCACCCTCGCAGGATTCGTCCTAGGATTCATTCCTTTTGTTAAAACATATCAATTTGCTATACAAATTTGTAGCATCATTGTGCTTGTGTTTGGCGTATATCTTGAGGGAGGCCTAGCTGATTATAAAGAATGGGAACTTAAGGTCAAAGAGATGGAAGCTAAAATGGCTCAAGCTGAAGCACAATCTGCAAACAAGAACATTGAGATCCAAGAAAAGATTGTAGAAAAGACTAAAGTTATACGTGAAAAAGGTAAAGACATTATCAAATACGTTGATAAAGAAGTAATCAAAAAAGAAGAAGTTATCAAGTATATTGAAAACTGTCCTGTCCCTAAAGAAATCATAGACCTACATAATCAAGCTACTGAGTTGAATAAGGCGGCTACAAAATGAAATATCTATTAATACTTCTATTATTAGCTGGATGCTCAACAACTGTTCCAGTTAAACAAAAGTTCCCAAACGCTACACCTGAATTAATGAAGAAATGCGAAAGTCTTAAAAAGATTGAGGGTGATAAGGTTGCTATAACTGAAATGCTTAAGGTTATTATACATAACTACTCACTATACCATGAATGTTCAACTAAGGTTGACGGATGGCAAGATTGGTATAATGAACAGAAAAAGATATTTGATAACGTAAAATAATAGCATATTATGAAGTATTTGATATTATTGTGTGTATTGTTAGCCGGCTGTGCCACCAACAATGATTTTGAGCTATACTTAGAAGCACAGAAATCCATAAGTAGAGATGCCACAATGAGTGAAGCGGCACGAATAAGTGTATTGATTGATATGACAAAAAGTTCTGACAATCAAGTAAAAATGGAAGCAATACGTGCCTTACAAGAAATCCAGCGTAGTAAAACCCCTATAGTTATTGAAGCGCCAAAGAAGAATTGGTTCGGCTTTTGATAAATACTATATAGGTTTAGGATTTTACATGTCACAAGAATTTACTAATGCAAACAGTATGCCCACTAGTGGTAATGCAGATCCATTAAGTACGGCTTTTGCTAATGTAGCTAATAATTTGTTTTCTTTTCCTACAAGTAATTCTGCTAGTTCTACTCTAGTAGAAGTAATTAATTCTACAAACCAATCCACACCAACAGGCAATACCAATAATCTTAATATTGGTAATGTGTATATTACTAATAAATTTGACAGCAGAGCTAATAATCCTGTACTTATCAGACAAAAACAAAGAGTTACAAAACCAACAGTTTCCACTAGTACAGCTTTAGCCTTAACTACTGTAGAATCGTCAAATAATATATTAACATTTGGTCCATATGGCAATCAAGAATATATTAATATTGGAGAGACACCTAATGATGGTAACGGTGATCCGTTAAGAACCGCTTTCTATAAGATTAATAATAATTTTAGTAATTTATTTTTAACTAGTACAACAACATCAACTGCATATACAACAGGTCTTTCCGCAAATCAAGTTATATTTGAAGTACCTATAGCACGTTTTTATCAAGGTGAATTTCAAATCCGTTCAAGTGATGAAGGAACTCCTGACATGCAGGATATTACATTAACCGCAAGTATCACTAATAATCTTGCTGGAGTAAGATTTAGCGGACATTCTACGTTATTTGAAGGTAATGCTATTTGTAGATATGATATGGATGTATCTGGTAGTAATGTTAGAGTTATGATTAATCCATTAGTTAATGCATATTTAGAACATTTTATATCAGCAGTAATAACATATCCAGAAGCAGTTGTTACAGTTGGTGTAGATATTGCATTAGATGGGTATGCTAATGGATATCTAATGGGTACCGAAGACGGCGTAATATTAACAACGGAATCTTAATGAGAGCAAAAGAATTTATTACTGAAACAACATTGAGTAAAGTACACGATGGTTTAGATTTAGCAACTATGTCCCTACCTAACACGTATGTTATTCCAGAGTTAAAGAACAATGACTTCTATGATTTATATCGTTTTGGTGTAGCGATTGCCGCAGTCAGGGGCGAAGGTGGCAACGATAATGTAAAGAATGGATTTGAGCCGGAGTTTAGAGCAGAAAGTAGTTGGGGAGAACATCAGGTTGTGTCATCTGAGTTTGATACAGAACTTGGTAAAACTATTGACCAAGCATTAAAGAAAGTTGGAAAATCTGGTAAAAAAATGGTAAGTACTCCTAAAAGTGATGAGATGGACGATACATTAACTCAGTCACCGATTAAAGGATTCAAAGGATACAAAAGAAAATGAGAGCAAATGAATTTGTATCCGAATCTAAAATCGGAAAAATAGGAAATAGAAAACAAATGGCCACAAAAGGGTTACATAAATTTCGTGATAACAACGCGGCTGATCGGATATATGAATTGAATAGAATTATGATGGCAGCGGCCGCAACCGATGGAACTTTTGTACCAAATATGGACGGTGAAAGTTGGGCTGGAAGATATAATATTGCAGTACCTTATACTCAGCAAGAACAAGATATGTTACTGATGGCATACAAGGCTGCAGGATCTGATTATCACGATTTAAATAAAGGTGATTTGAAAAGTAAAGAATTAGATGGCACAAACACTCAAAGCACTGTTAAACCTTTTAAAGGCTATAAAAGAAAATAATTTGACCACTCATTTTGTGAATAAGTAATTATATCAAATTACAGGATTCAGAATGATTGATATCAATAACACGCTAGATTTACTCAAATTAAAATTTTACAACGAATGGCTTTATACAGCCCATATATATGAAGAAGGTGATAGTCAGTTTCATAAACAACTTACTTCTCAAGTAGTAAATCAATATATTGACCCACTAAATATTCCAAAGGATGCTAAAATCTTAGACTTGGGTTGCGGTCCTGGTTATTTCTTAGATGAGATGAAAGAACGGGAATATACTGATGTTATCGGTGTAACACTAAGCCCGGGCGACATAAAAATTTGTGAGGCTAAGGGTCATACTATTAAAACATATGACTTGAGTTTCTTACCACAAAAAGAAGGTTATTTTGATGAAAGTGTTGATTTTATCTTTTTACGTCATGCATTGGAACATAGTCCATATCCTATCTTTAGTTTGATGGAATATAATCGTGTATTGAAACAAGGTGGTAAATTGTATATTGAAGTTCCTGCACCCGATACTCAGCGTAAACACGAATGGAATCTAAACCATTATAGTATTTTAGGTGAACAACAATTGGCTGCATTATTAGATCGTACTGGTTTTGCAGTTAACAAGTTTGATAACTTTGAATTTGAGTTAAGTTCTCCTAATTCAGAAGATCCGGATAAGCCATTAGCAATGAAAGAAAAATACTATTGTGTTGTTGCTACTAAAGCTAGACCATTAGATATCAAATAACATCAAGCACTCTTAGGAGTGCTTTTTTAATACCATTATTAAATTGCTCATATAAATACTTATTATGAGTAATACACCTTCACTAGTAAAGAATCCCTATACTAAAACAGTTTTTAAAACTGATAAAGAACTACAGGATTTTATTAAATGCTGTGACCCAGATACAGGTTATCTATATTTTATGGATAACTTCTTTATGATACAACACCCTACTAAAGGTAGTATGGTTTATCATCCTTGGCCCTATCAAAAACGATTGATTGAAACATATCACAACTATCGTTATAGTATCAGCTTGATGCCTCGTCAATCTGGTAAGTCAACTTCAGCCGCAGGATACTTACTCTGGTACGCCATGTTTGTACCAGACAGTACTATCTTGGTTGCGGCACACAAATATACAGGTGCTCAGGAGATTATGCAACGTATTCGTTATGCATATGAAAACTGCCCCGATCATATTAAAGCTGGTGTAACAACATACAACAAAGGATCATTAGACTTTGAGAATGGTAGTCGTATTGTAAGTGCAACAACTACTGAAAATACAGGTCGTGGTATGTCTATTACACTATTATATTTGGACGAGTTTGCATTCGTTAGACCAAGTATTGCTAAAGAATTCTGGACAGCTATAACACCAACATTGTCAACAGGTGGTAAAGCTATTATCACAAGCACACCAAACAGTGACGAGGATCAATTTGCTTATATTTGGAAGGGTGCTAACAAGACCGAAGATGATTTTGGTAACACAACAGAAATAGGTGTTAACGGCTTCAGAGCATATAGAGCGCATTGGAGTGAACAACCAGGACGAGATCAAAAGTGGGCTGATGAAATAAAAGCACAGCTCGGCGATGATCGTTTTAACCGAGAAATTGGGTGCGAGTTCATTATTGCTGATGAGACATTGATTAATCCAAATACATTGATAGCCATGGAAGGTATAGAACCTGTAAGTCGTATAGGACAAGTACGTTGGTATGAAAAGCCTAAGAAGGGTAATATTTATTGTGTAGGATTAGACCCAAGCTTAGGTACAGGTGGTGACCCGTCAGCCATACAAATCTTTGAAGCAAATACTACTACACAAGTAGGTGAATGGAAACATAATAAAACGGATATCCCAAGTCAGATTAAACTATTAGCACAGATAAGCAAATATATAGCAGAATGTACAAACGAACCAAACAACATCTACTATTCTATTGAATGTAATGGAATTGGGGAAGCCGCTATCATATCATTAAACGAATACGGGGAAAGTAATATCCCGGGTATCTTTATTAGCGAAGCAGGCAAAGGACGTAGAGGATTTAATACAACTAATAAAAGCAAACTAGCAAGTTGTGCTAAGTTTAAAACATTGGTTGAGAGCAAGAAAATGACTGTAAATAGTCGTAGTCTTATAAGTGAACTAAAAGCGTTTGTCGCACACGGCGGAAGCTATGCCGCTAAAATCGGGGATACAGACGATTTGATTATGGCTAGTTTGTTAGTTACACGTATGTTACAGCATTTAAGTGATTATCATGTGAATTTAGAGACACAGATTCGTGACCATGATGAATACATAGCTCCATTGCCCTTCTTTGCGGTCATAAGCTAAGAGGTAAAAGATAAATACAATATGGCTAAAAATCAAGAATCAATCAACCGCTCATTATTTGAGCTATTACGTAGTAGAGGGTATGCCCCTACACTATTGGATACTTCGGGTAAGGAAATTCCAGTCCCAGAAGAAGCAGAAGTCTTTCAGTTTAAGTTTACTAAAGACGGAGAAGAATACGGTACAGTAACAGCATCTATTGATGGATTACACAAGTTAGTAATCTATTTTGGTGATGATGTTGCTAACAGCGAAAAAGAAAATAACGGCGGTGATGATTCGTGGTATAAACTATTGAATCATCTAAAGCGTTTCTCACAGCAACACCAATTGAGTTTTGAAGTTAAAAACAGAGACCATTTAAAATATGATATGGCAAAAAGGGAACATATGAAAAAGCAAGAAAGAATATCAGAAGGCTACTATCCAATGGGTAAGAAAGCTAGTTATAACGACAATATTCCAACAGTTAAGATTGTTATTGAACATAGTCGTCAAATTGAAGAAGGTGAACAACGTTATCGTAATGTAAACCGTATCTTCTTAGAGAATACACAGGGTGAAAGAATTCTTGCTCCTACAACTAAGCCAGGTATTGCTCAGATATATGCCCGTCATTTAGCTGAAGGTGGTTTACCGCATGATGACCGTTGGAATCATATTGGTAGCTTATGTGAAGAATATCAAAAGATGGCAGGATTTGTTCGTGCTACACGTAATAATCAATTCAACGAATCAGCACAACAATTAGTTAATGAAGGTATTAATCATTATCAAAGTTTAAGAGAATCATTAAGTAAGATGCGTGGCGCACGTGGATACAATGCGTACTTTGAATCATATACTCCTCCATTAATGGAAGATGAGGCAGAAGAAAACAATTTAAATGAGTTGTTTGTACAAGAAACATTAGATCCACGTATTGAAAGTGTAATGCCAATATTGAGTAAGTTACATAAAAAAGTAGCTGAGATGAAAGAAGTTAATGAATTAAGCGAATGGGCTGATAGTTTAACTGAAGCCCCTGGTGCAGAAACATTGGATCATAATGTAAAGACTGATAAAGACAATTTAGATTCACTTGATTTAGAAGAATCAGATACTCAATCTAGTAATCCAGGTGCAATACCTGAAGAGGATGAGTTAGATGAGGGTATCTTAGATACCGTTAAGAAAGTTGGAAGTAAAGTATTTGACAAATTAGGTGGCGGTAGTGAAGAAGACCTAATTAGAGATTTACAAAAATCAGCAGGTGTTCCACAAACTGGTAAGAAGCCTGAACCAAAAGATAAGCCAGTTGATGAAGCAAGAATGTTTGGCTACGATATCAACCGAGTACCTAGTTTAAAAATTCCATATGATGACTCACAAGAACTTAAAAAATTAATTGACCAATTGTCACAATTGGTATTTAAAGGTGAAATGGACCAGTCCACAAGAAAACAGGTTGCAAGTATAAGAGCGCAACTATCTAATATATTACAAAAAAATGGTTTGAAAGAATCAGATTTGATGAGTATGGAAGAAGCGTTAGATCCAGCACAACAAGCCGATCAGAAAATCAATACGCCTGCAGTTCATCGTAAAGAAAAAGGTGGTGATTGGAAAGTCAACAAACAAGATTTAGCTAAAGCTGATGAGAAGAATATGACTAGTCCAGCTGGCATGGCTGCATTGAAGAAACGTATGAACACTATTGAAGAAGATGAAGTTGATGAAAGCGCACTACAAGCATCTTTTGGTCTTAAGAAGTATGGTAAAAAAGGTATGGATGCATTACGTAAAGCTGGACAAGACCATGCTAGTGAAAAGAAAATGCAAAATATCCGTGCTAATTATAGCGATAAAGAAGAACCTATATCTGAAGATGAGTTCGCCGGTGACTATGCTACAGGTGAAGCAGGACAATGGCGTAACAAAGGCCCTAAAGCAAATAAGCCAGCAACGATTGGTGATCTAGTTGGTGAAGGCGAAGAGAAAGAGAATGATGCTCTTGATCCATGGAAGCATGTAAATCCTAGAGTAGATAATCCTAAAATTAAGGGTACAGATAAACGTGCTAAATCTGCATATTATCCTACTCCAAAACCTCCTGTTAAGAAATTAGACACACCTTTAACTAATGAAACAGTAGCTGAAGGTTCAGATGACTTAGCAAGAATATTAAATATTGCTGGAATTAGAAAATGAAAATAGCATCATTATTAAATGAAAACCCAAGAACTGATGATGGTTCTGTTAGGGCTTTGCCGGTTGACAAAGATTTAATATATAGAGCTAGAAACAAATATCCTGGCTATTCCTCAGAACAGGCAATGATATTATTAATTGCAGATGAAATGCAAAATCAGGAAACAACTGATTCAAAGCAAAATAGTTTAATAGATACTCAAAAACGTGAAAATGAACGGCTAAGAAGTGTAGTAAATGATTTGGGTCAAGAACTACAAAATTTTGAACAACAATCTGTTGAAACTGACAAAGAAGTTGCTAGATTAAAACAGCTTAGTGGTATGTTAACTACCGGTAGTTCTGGTACACAACAACAAGCAAAAGCTAGTGCTGATGAATTAGAAAAAATTCAAAAAGATTTAGAAGCATTAAAAACTAAACCAGGAATGGATCCCAAAGTATATAATGAACTAAATTCTCAAGTTAAAATGTTGCAAACAAATAAATCAACTGATAAAGAAGATGTTAAGAAGTTACAAGATATGGTAAGAGATATTGAAAATGATGCAACAGTTAATTATAATGAAGTTGCAAGAGGTCTCAAAGATGCTAGAGCTAGATTGGCTGCTAAAGAACTAAGATTTAAAGAATATAAGACTAGTTTCAGTGATTATAAAAAAATTACCTCTGATAAACTTGAAAAGTTTGGCACAGACATGAATAAAGAACTTGAGATATCAAGAAACTTAAGAGCCGGCATTATGCAAGATGCGGAAGATATTAGTAAAATGAAGGTTGAAATTAGTCAGAGTTTAGATTTTATTAATCAAAATATTGAAAAAATGACTAGTGCAAATTCGGCACCAGATAAAAAGGTAGCAGATATTTCTTGGCTTGTAAATAATCAAAAACAACAGAACATGCCCAGCACAGCTAATGTGCAAGAAAGTATAAATGAAGGGTATGATATTAAACCGTCTCGTAAATATAGTAACCCTAACTACAATGAATGGATTACTAAACATTTGCCTGGATTGTTTGCTATGTTTAAGGGAAGATTTGCTAAGGATTTAGCAGAAAAAGATTATAGCGATAAACAAATAGCTGATGCAGTAGAACAATATGTTCCTTTGTTATATAATTTAGGTAATGATAAGACTCCATTAACATCTGAACAAGTTAGACTTTGGTTAGATAATGTTAAAATGAAATTATGGGAACAGCCAGTTCAACAAGAATTGTTTAATGAAAGCCTAGATAAAACATATGAACGTATGTTGGATAAAATTATCGGGCTACCATACATTTAAAAAGGGTTAAAAACCTATACAAAAAAATGTGTTTACCCACAATAGGGATAAATACTATCGACATTGAGAGTTAGACATGCTATACTAACTCTTATGTTAGTCGTTTCATAGGGAAGCGGCGAATATTAAAAAAGAGACCATCTCAATTTATAAGGAAATAAAATCATGGCATCATTAGCAGAAATTCGTGCCCGTATTGCGGCACAAGAAAACAAATCAACTTCTGGTTCAACACAGAAACAATCAGACAACTCTATCTACCCCCACTGGAATATGGACGAAGGCACAACAGCCACATTGCGTCTATTGCCTGATGCAGATAGCAACAACCCATACTTCTGGGTAGAACGACAAATTATTAAACTTCCATTCAATGGAGTTAAAGGTGATCCTAATGTCAAACGTATTGAAGTACAAGTACCTTGCGTTGAGATGTATGATCCAAAAGCACAATGCCCAATCTTAACTGAAGTTCGTCCTTGGTATAAAGATGAAACATTGAAAGAGTTAGCAAACAAATACTGGAAGAAACGCAGTTATTTGTTTCAAGGTTTTGTTCGTCAGAATCCAATTGGTGATGACAAAACACCAGCTAACCCAATTCGTAGATTCATTATTAGTCCACAAATCTTTACAATCATTAAAGCAAGTTTGATGGATCCTGAGATGGAAGAATTGCCAACAGACTTTATGCGTGGTCTTGATTTAAATATTAAGAAAACAAGTAAAGGTGGTTATGCTGATTACTCAACAAGTAATTGGGCACGTAAAGAGTCAGCATTGACCGAAGCAGAGCAAGCCGCTATTGAAGCACATGGCTTGTATAATTTGGCAGAGTTCTTGCCAAAGCGTCCCGGCGAAGCAGAATTGCGTGTAATCAAAGAAATGTTTGACGCAAGTGTAGACGGTCAACCATATGACTTAGAGCGTTGGGGTAGTTACTATCGTCCTTGGGGACTAGAGGCACCTGCAGGAGCAACCGCGGAAAAACAAACAGTGTCCACTGAAACTGGCACACCCGCAACCGCCCCCGTAGCAGAAACTTCAGCACCATGGGAAGAAGATGCAATGGCAGCAGCCGAATCTATTAAGGTTCCTACAGCACAACCTTCAAGTGACAAAGCACAAGACATTCTAGCAATGATTCGTGCTAGACAAAACAAGTCTTAAAAGGTAATAGGGAGCATTTGCTCCCTACCTAAGGAGAACTCCATGACATTACCAGACGAAAGATACCGCGCCATTAAGCAAGGTAAGAAACTATTGGAAGAATTATGCGATCCAGGTAAAACACCTCGTGTTCCTAGTATCATTAGAGATAGGGCTAGAGGTGCATTACGTCATTATCCAAATGATTGGGAATTAGAATCTATCGCAGAAAAATGTCCAGATATACTAGACAAACAAACAATCAACGTGTATAGTACACATGTACACGTAAAATAAACAAAAGGAATATAATGGCTAAACCATTCGACATTAGTAAGTTCCGTAAGGACATTACAAAAAGTATTGAAGGTCTATCAATAGGATTCAACGATCCTACTGATTGGATCAGTACAGGAAATTATGCACTCAATTATCTCATTAGCGGTGATTTTAATAAAGGCGTACCTCTTGGTAAAGTTACTGTCTTTGCCGGAGAGTCAGGAGCAGGTAAATCGTTCATCTGCTCGGGGAACCTCGTTAGACACGCACAACAACAAGGAATCTTTGTAGTCTTAGTTGACTCAGAGAATGCCCTTGACGAAGCATGGCTACACGCACTTGGTGTATCTACAGACGACAGTAAATTGTTAAAACTTAACATGGCAATGATTGACGAAGTAGGAAAAACTATTTCTATGTTCGTTAAAGATTACAAAGCACTACCGGAAACAGATCGTCCTAAGGTATTGTTTGTGATTGACAGTTTAGGTATGTTATTGACACCAACTGACGTTAATCAGTTTGAAGCAGGTGATATGAAAGGTGACATGGGTCGTAAGCCTAAAGCACTAACAGCACTTGTTCGTAACTGTGTTAATATGTTTGGTTCACTGGGCATCGGCTTAGTTGCAACTAATCACACATATGCTTCACAAGATATGTTTGATCCAGATGATAAAATCTCAGGCGGTCAAGGTTTCGTTTATGCTTCAAGTATTGTTGTTGCTATGAAGAAACTAAAACTTAAAGAAGATGAAGATGGTAATAAGATTAGTGATGTACGAGGTATTCGTGCGGCATGTAAGATTATGAAAACTCGCTATGCGAAACCATTTGAATCTGTGCAAGTTAAGATTCCTTATGAAACAGGTATGAGCCCTTACTCAGGATTATTAGATATGATTGAGAAAGCTGAACTTGTTAAGAAAGAAGGTAATTCATTAGTATATACAACACTTGATGGTGAAATCATTAAGAAGTTTCGTAAAGCATGGGAAGCAAATACTGACGGTTGCTTAGACAAAGTTATGTCAGAGTATAGTCAAAAAGCGACAACAAAGATAAGTACTGTAACACCTGAGGAGGAGGGTACAGAATGAATTTAGATTTTGTTGCTGAAGTTTGGGATGCACTACGCACACACATTGATTTCAATGACC